CACAGCTTCTAACATGCCCTGCATAAATGGAACTTTACTTCTAAATTCTTTTAACATTGTTTTAGCTTCTATCGGTGATATGTCTAAATCAATTGCCATTTTTTTATATCCCATTCCATACATTACACCAAGACCAATAGTCTTAGCTAACTTACGATCAATGCCTGCCATCTCTGCTGTTTGTTTGTGAAAATCTAAACCTTTAATAAAAGCTGATTGCACATCTGCTGCTCCTTCGTTTTTATTTAACACAGCAAAATGTGTAAGAATTCTAGGTTCTTGTTGTGAGTAATCTGCTGATAACCATTCTTCTCCTTGTTCTGGTATAAATATTTTACGTAATTCTGATCCAAATTCACTTCTAATTGGCATCTGTTGTAAATTAGGTGCATACATAGAAAATCTACCTGTTACAGTTCCACCGCTATCACCACGAATTTGATTAATATGTGCGTGAAGTCTGCCATCAGCTATATATTTAGAAATCCCATCTATAAATGTGCCCTGTAATTTGTTAAGAACACGTGCTTTTGTTATCATTCTTGGCAACTCATGTGCGTGTGTGTCTAAAAATGTTTGTGTAAAGCTTGGAGCTCCAAGGGCGGTGGTCGGATATTCTAGGTTAACACTATCAAATGCCTGGGCCACTGACCGTGCTGCCCAAACCTGCACATCATTGCCAACTAAATCTTTTATTCTTTTTAAATACTGCTTTTCTTTATTTCTTAATTTAACTTTTAAAGTTTGTGCACGGTCCATATCAATACGCACACCACGCTTAGTCATGTTAAATATAACTCTTATAAGCCTGCACTCTATGTCGTAGACTCTATCAAGCTCTTCGTTTTCTATCTCTGATATAAGTCTTTCGTGCAATCTCCACGTTAATCTTGCATCAGCTTCTGCATATTCTCCAACAAACTCTGCCGGTAATTTCCACATTTCTGCTTTAGGATCTAGACCCAACTCTTCTGCTTTAGCTTTAAGTAAAGACTCATTTTTAAACTCTCCTAAGTATTCAGCAACCATGCTGTTTAATGTAAAGGAATATCTATTTTCATTTAATAAAGCAGACGCTATCATAGTGTCGTGTATATAGCCCTTAACTTCAATTCCAAGTACACTTAGCCAACCAATGTCATACTGTGCATTATGAAATACTTTTTGTATAGATTCATCTTCACATACTTCTTTAATGTATTTAATAACAGGTTTCTTATCCATGTTACCACCACCGCCGTGTGCAATAGGATAGTAAGCAGTGAAGTCACCACTGGATATGGCTATACCTATAACCATGCCAACTTTACGTGGCCATCCTGGGCCCATAGTCTTTAGCTCACTATCGCAAGTCTCAAGATCTATAGCTACAACTTTTCTTCCCTTCATAGAAGGGAACTCTGTAGGGTGCAGCCACTCTGCTTTAACTTCTGTTTGTTTAAATAGATCCATTTTTTAATTCTCCTGCTATTGCCATGTATGCTGAGGCATCAATAAAATCATCTACATTATCTTTACCTCTTTGTGATCTTGAAATTTTTAATAGCGCCATCATTACTGCTACTTCATCAGAAGTAATCGCCACCATTGGTTTTAATTTACCATCTAAAAATATACTCCAAAACTCTGCAATTGTTTCATGGTTTATTTTAGTATCTCCATGTGTTTCTTGTCTCCCACCGTTGACTAACTCAGCAGCTTTTAATAATATTTCACTCTTATTCATAGTATAAATCCTCTATCTCTTTGGTTATTAATAATGTGTAAACTTTCTTTTGCCCTAGTGGCACCCACATAAAACACTCTGTTAGTGTCGTCTGAATCTTTTTCCATTTCTTCTTGTGCTGCTCTTGATAGATCAGTTAACAACATAACATTGTCACACTCACCACCCTTAGCTACATGAATTGTACTCATATTAATTTTAGGGTCAGCTGTCAAACCACCGTGCTTTTGTAAAGCCATGACATATGATTTATTTGATTCACCCATAGAATTAAAAGCTATGTCCCAAGGAACATGCTCATTTATTAAACCATGATTATTTTTTAAATCATTCATGCTCCACGTATTCTTTTCCTCCCCGTTATTAAAACTTTTCTTGTTTTTAAAACCTCTTTGTAAATTGTTTCCTACTTTTAAATTGTCATAAATGTACCCCACATCAGTGTAATTAACTTCTGATCCTCTGCTTAAACGCTCCCAGGCATCAACAGCTCTTAGTATTTCAGGTCTGATAGGCGACTTACCATTAACAGTGTAAGGTAATCCTTGATACCTTATATCTTCTTCAACTTCATTTAACATATAGGCAGCACTGGCTAGTATTAACCAATTACCATCTCTTACATTTACGCCGCCAGGATAAGCGTGGTATCTAACTTCTCCTTCTACGTCTCGAGCTTTCCATTCTTTAGTTCTACGATTAGATATTCTTGTAACAATATCAGCTGCAACATCGTGAACAGCTTTCGGACATCTATAAGATTGATTAAGTACACTAACGTTTCCTTCCATTCTAATTAAATGCTCTATGTCTGCGCCTGCCCATCTAAATATAGCTTGGTCATCATCACCACTTATATATACTCTCTCTGCTTTATCCCAAATCTTCTCACATATCTTCCACTGTAATTTAGTTAGATCTTGTGCTTCATCAACAATAACAACATCAAGTTTAGGAACCGGGCCAAAGGCGTGGTATTGAACGAGCATGTCTGTAAAGTCATATTTATTATATGTTTCTTTGTACTCTTCAAAAGAACGATAAGCCCACAACAGTTCATTCCATGCATACTCCAAGTTAGATTCATTGTAGTAATCTTGAAGTTCCATGTCTTTCATTTTAGCTTTGTTTATATCTCTTAAATATTTATTATCTGTTTTAATTACTCCTGTGTCATCCCAGTCCATTGATATTTTTTTTAGCTGAACACCATATTTTTCTGCAAACTCGTGGTAATCCTGTGCATCCATAATTTCTGCTTTCGTATATCCCATCTGTCTTTTTCCAAAAGCATGTAATGTAGAGAAATAAGGAAAATCTTTTTCTGTTAAATTAAATTTAGCAGTTGCTCTACTAATAGCTTCGTTAGCAGCTTTACGGGTAAAACTTACAAACCCAATACGATCTGGAGGTGTGCCATTAGCTAATTCTTTTTGAACTACATTTAATAAGTTATGTGTCTTACCTGTGCCAGGAGGTCCTAATATTATATTAATTTTTGCCATGCCAATCACACCTTCCATCTTTGTAAACGTATAATAATTTTACACCTATTTTTTTCTGCGCAACACTTGTCACTCTATTTATTCTGTCCCCTTTACGTCTTCCTGTTTTTCTAATTGAAACACTTTTAACGTCTATTTTTAAAACTTTTCCTGTATTTCTATGTACTGCCACTAGATCAATTGGATCATTATCTTGATGTTTAGGATATATTAAATAACCTTTTGTAACTAACCAGGCAGCGGCCATAAACTCAGCCCATTGGCCTTTCATTGTTTTAGTCATTACTATTTTAGAACGGTACGACATCTTGTTTCCTAACTTCATGCTCTGAATCTTGCTCATCAAAAGAAGGTATACCCCATGTATTAACTCCCTTACCTTTTAGTTTCCAAAACTTATGTAATCCATCTATTTTTCTTAACTCCACTATTATCTGTGCAGTGTTATTATAATGAGTAAATTTATTTCTAATTAAATATGCGTGTAAATCTTGTAGTCTAAAGTAAGTTCTTTTTTTAGTAACTTCTTTCTTAGTCTTCTCATCTAATTCTGGTAAAGTTTCTGTCCAAGGTTTACGCAGTAATAACTCTTCTTTCTTTTGTGCCTGTGCCCGTAAAGTGCAAAACTCCTGGAGGTGAGCTAAAAACTGTCCGGACACAGAGCCGTCATTTGACACAGGAATCATAAGAGCAGTTTGCATCTTACCATTTATTAGCTGCTGCCAATCAACGTTCTTCATCAGTGGAGGCATCATGTTTAAAACTTCCATGCACCTTTTCTGAAACTTTGTTTGTATTTGTAAATCTTCTGTTGTTAATTGCATTTTATGATCAGCCTCTTGATCTTCTGTTGGTATTTCTAAAAACCATATTGGTGGTTCAGTTTGTAATTTAGATAATGACCCTAGCTGCTGTGATACATTTTCTTTACCTACTCCGTGTTTTCTTGTTTTACATACATTAACATTACAAAAAGAACTTATAGGTTGGTCTTTACATTTGTATTGATAATCTTTTTTATTTAGTTGCTTTACAACTGTAGATACTTCTGTGTGATCCAAAGGTGGATTCATATACTTTCTATTATAATTTTCTAATAGCTTCTCCCAATTGTCTGGATCAAATTTTTTAGTGTAGACACCAATGTTAAATAGTCCACTGTTGCGTGTGCCTTCTGGAAATCCTTGACTACAAAGCGCTTGTAAACACGGAGGACCATCTGGCACTATCTCTGTTTTACTTGCACCTATACTATCAATATCATCAACAACATATTTTTCATATATTTCAAAAAACTCTTCTAACCCTGCACCTGTTGCATTATCCTTTAATGCAAATCTAACTGATTTATTACCGTGGTAATAAGGTAAGTTTAAAAAATTACCCAGGTCACCTTTTTCTATTGATATACTAGTTTGTTTAGGAAATACTTCTGCTGTTGCCTGGCCTATAAGTCCGGCCATTTCTGTTAATTTAGTCTTAA